CCTCAACTCACAGAAAAAATAATAATATTTACCTAATATATAACATGCCCCGAAAAATAACCCGATCGTTCTTTTATCCTAAATCTTCTCGCTATTTCGCTGCTAAACGTATTCAACGTAAATACCGCAAATATAGAAAACGTAGACGTAAAAAGTCTCTTTATACAAAAGTAAAAAAATTACAACGTATCACTTATCGTAATCTCCAACCAGGTTGGGTCGATGACTTCACTTCTGGAACTGCCGTTGGTTCCTCTGGTTTCTGCACCTATTCATGGTGTAATATGGAAAACATAGCCGCTGTTGGTGGTCAAGTCGCTGGTGTTGTTCAACCTGCTAATCATCAAACTCGTATTGGTAATAAAATCACTGTCAAAAAAATTCGATGTAAATTCCTCTTCGAGGTCGCTGCCGGTGACCGTTACAATATGGTCAGAGTAATTATCTTTAGCATTCCTGACCCTGGCGCCACTTCTGCTGCTCCTTTAGATATTCTTGCACTTGCTAATGTACAATCATTCTATAAAAAAGACTCCGCTGTAAAATTCAAAATCCACAAAGACTTCACTGTTAAACTTGGTCAATATCGCCCTGCTATCGGTACTGCTTCCGTCATAGATATTAATTCTCATTATTATCCTTCATGGGTCACTCGTGATGTAACTGTTAATTTCGGTAAAGGTCTTGATGTCTGGTACAAAAATGTTAATGCTGGTACTCCTACTAAAAATCAAGTCGGTCTTCTTCTGATCTCAGATAGTACAAATTCTATACCTACTGGTCATCCTACTGTCCAACTAATAACTCGTGTTCATTTCGATCCTTAAACTATTTGTTCATACTGCGCCCCCCTTTCATCGTGTAACATTCGTTTCACCTGTCCCCCCAGTTACCCTCCTTTGGGGGGAACTGGTGGAACCGGAGGTTCCACCCATCTGTCGTGCCTGTCGTGCCCCTTAAAATATATATATGTATACGATTTTGACGTATTGTAACAGAAACTTGTTTCGCCGTCAAAATCATAATTTTAAAAAAATGTATGCCCCGTCGCCAATGGTAAAATTCTATTTAAATCATTCTCGTTATTAATTTCATAATCTTTAGGAGTTTTTACTTTATAACTATAATCTCCTAAAATCTCCCAAATAATCCATCTATCTTTAGACATAAGTTCAAAACACGGCAACGTATTAGTAAAGACAAATACCGCTGGTCTGTCAAATCTCCTTTTGGTTCCGCTGTATCTTTTATCGTATGCCACGCCATTCTTAATAACTTCTATTCCGCTGTAAAAATCTCCCAATCGGTCTTTCTTCATTCCTCTAGGTAAATCAAAAATATAACTCTTCTTAAATCCAACTTTAACTCCTCTGCTTAAAACCCATTGAAAAATATCGTCCATTAATCTAAATGGTGGTATCTCTTCAGTTATTCCTAAATATTCCATATATTCTGCTAAAATGCTTTTCCCTAAATTACCTATCCTATCATAAATTAAATAAATATTCCTGTCATGATATTCTGTTGCTTTAGCAATAATGTCCTTCTGGTACTCTCTCAGATCCTTTAGGAAAAAATCTTTCAACTGTCTAGTTATAATCTTCTGTTCATCTTTCTCAGTCCATGGTCCATCTAATCTTCCTTCATCTTTCATCACATAAAAATTATCCCCCGCAAGATAAATACTTTTACTTGTTATACTCCAATTTCCTTGTATCCAAAAACCTTCTTTCTTTAATGTATTAAATCTCTTCGCCTTCTTTAGGCGTATTCTACATTGGTAATGTTCATAACCGGTCTTACCTTTTTCTTTCTGAAAAACAAACTGCTTGCATTTATCTCTAAACTTTCTCTCAACATCATCTTTAGACATTCCTAAAGAACATGGTATTGTGATATCATATCCAGTTACTGCACTCATTATAATATTCCTAAATATAATAAATTATCTATAAATTAAAACATAAACTTTTCCTAAAGAACATCAACTCACAGAAAAAATAATAAGCAACTATTCCTAAAGAACCTCAACTCACAGAAAAAATAATAATATTTACCTAATATATAACATGCCCCGAAAAATAACCCGATCGTTCTTTTATCCTAAATCTTCTCGCTATTTCGCTGCTAAACGTATTCAACGTAA